CTAAAGCCTTACTTAATTCTTCCTCATCTAATTCACTTAAACCAGTATACCTTTTCCCACTCCTAGTAAGATAAGGTCCTACAACATAAGCACAATTAGGATATCTATTCCAACCCGAAAATGTATTTTTATTTATTGGGCGTAAAACAACTTTCATATTCTTTAGTTTAGAAATTCATTAAACTAGTTTTAAAAAATAAACAAGGGTTGATTTAACGGGCTCAACCCTTAAAACCTTTACAGATTATATACCAAAGGTATATAATTAATCAACATCTAAAATAAGTTCACCACTAGTCGTAGGATCTTTTAACATTATACCCATTTCACCTAAGAAATGAACAGTATAACCATCATAACCATTAGAACGAACTGTTGACCTATTATTAGAAAAACCTTGTCCGGGAGCAACAGCGCCAGCTACTGACCACATAACCATTTCACGGCCTTTTCGAACAACTTTAACAATATTAGACTCGCCGTCCCTCATACTCATATCAACAAAAGTCATACGGTATGATTCTACAGGTTTACCGGAAGTTGGGTGTAATTTCCTACCATGATATAAACTATCATATAATGGAAAATGTTTAAGTGTTAATACAACACCATTTAACATATTCCAAGTAGTAAACTGTCCTCCAAATGTTAAATTCTGACCTGTACCAGTAACAAATTTAGTATCAATGAGGGTATAACCTGAAGCTTTTGCTTTTAACACCCTATCTAATTCTTTCATACCCATTTCGCCTGTAAGAGCTACATACCTTCGCTCATTCATACCTCGAATATTATATGAAAGATCAGTTAAGAAGTCTTCTAACAAATCATCAGTCAACTTAGTATAAGTTCTTTTATTAGCAGGAGATATTTGCTGTAATAACCCCGCACCCAGATACACAGGTCTTCCTGAAGTACCTTTTAACGGAGTAGTTCCATCAGGCCTAGCATTATACCTACTATACACTAATTGATAATCTACTGTCCTATACCATTGACGCAAAGCCAACCACTCTTGGTAATCTGTCCAATAACGAGTTGACTTTTTAGTTTTTGGATCCCTCATTTCAATAATCATAACTGAAGCAGCAGCGCTACCAGTTATGTCATATTTCAACCTCATGGTTGTCAAATGATTACGAAGTTTAACAGGAGCTTGATAACTGATTATATCAGCTTCATAACTTCCTTCTTCATAAGCAGATCCTACCCTACTTAATTGTTTTCCATCAGCCAGTAAGGAAGGAGGTATATAAGAAGTAGACTGACTATCAGCTACTTGAAGAGTATACACCCAGTCATGTCCATCTTGATAGGGTTCCCCCATTACTCTAGCTTGATATTCTTTATCATCAAATTCAACAATCGCACCTGGACCAAAGGCCCTCTCACTTACCCATACTTGAATAGGAGTACCATTAATACCAGGAACATCAGTAGAACTGATAGAAGATCCTTGCCATTTAGCATCCTTAATAGTTATAGCTTTATCAGCTTCAACCATAGCAGACCATTCAAACTCTCTATTTTCTATAGTCAACGTACGTCCCAAACCTCCAGTTAAGAAATCAACTGAACTCTGTTGATCCATAGTACCAAATATATATGATAGTACATTAGAAACCACATGGGGCTTAACTAAAAGAGCTTGAGATAACATATTTTCATCAGTTAACCCATGAAAATATTTAGTACGGTATAGTTGCAATCCATTAAGAATAGTATTTTGCATTCCATACACATTAGCCATATTGCATTATATTTAATTAATAATTTTAAAAATTTGGTTTGGAAAGTTGACTAGAAAATTTATCAAAAATACTATAATCAACTGAAGATTCTCCACCAGAACCTTCATCTTCCATTCCTTTTATTCTCTTAGTTCTCATTTCTAATTTTCTCTTAAGATCTTTTGCTGCTTTACTACCAGCTTTTTTGTCTAATTCTGTAATCAATTTATCCCCTTTCATAGTAAAGAAAACTGACTCAACAAAGTTCTTAACAAGAGAATTAGTATATTCTTTTTGGTATTTCGTTTTTCCATCAGCCTCTGGTCTAAGCCCATAAGCTAAAATAGCATTTTTATCTGCCTTACTTAAAGAAATGCCTTTAATATCTTTTAAACTATTTACATAAGATTGTACGTCTGACAAAAACTTATGTTGCTGTTTCCGAGTCTCCTCCTGAAATTTTTCTTGTTCCTGTAATAGCTTTTCTGACTTGCTTTTTCTGTAACCTTTTAAAAACTCAGCTGCTTCTTCTGCCTCTTCTTTCAATATTCCTGTATCTCTATACCTCTCGATACGCTTTCCTATCTTATTACCATCATGTCCTTGTACAGATAAAGATTCTCGAATAGTAAGAACTTGATTAGCCTCATTTTCTAAATCAATATTTTCTAAATCAACACCAGAATAAATTTGCTCATAATACTTTTTCAAATCTCCCCCATTACTTACAAACTCATTTAAAGCTGCAACATCTTCATTAGCAAACTCTGGCTCAGAATTTTCATCAACAACTTTACTAATAAATTCCACTACATCTTCTATAGATTCAAATTTCTTTTCATCTTCACTTAATTCCCAACCAAATTTATCATATAATTTTTCTTGTACGTATGCAGAAATTTCAGGTTCTGCTTCCCTCATTTCAAAGTCATCCTCAGAAGAATCCTCTAAATCTTCTTTAGCATCTTCCTCCTCCTCTTCATCTATTTTATCTTTAAATTTTATACTTGGCTGTTCAACAAAATCCTTTACTTTTGAATCTTTTTTCTCTTTATCCTCATCTTTTTCATCTTTTGAAGACTCTTCTTCTTCCTCTTCAATTTCCTCAAGTTCTTCATCTTCTATATCTTCTCTTGGACCGTCTTCAATAGGAAAATCTTTTTCACCAATATTTGGGTCAAACTCTTGTTGTCCTTTAGAAAGAACTCCAGCAATTGCTTCAAATCCTCCAAATATGTCATCTTTACTACTCATAATATTTAACATTAATATTATTAAACTTTTTTACCTATTTCCTCATCTATTTCTAAAATACCTACTCCTTGTTCTGTCATCATTTCAACCTTATCTAACAAATTCTTAAACAAAGCTTCTTCTTCTACTTGTTCCTTTAAATACCACTGAATAAACTGGTAAGTTGTATGACAAGGTTCTTTTAAAGCCATAGTAGCAAATTCTTCATATATAGAAGTTACATACATTTCATGCTCATAACTTTTCTTTAATACATCTACTAAATCTTTAAAATCAGATAATTGTTGTTTAACCGCAGGAGTATCAGGTAAACAATTTCTATCTAACGCATACTGCCTAAGTTTCTTCATGTGAGCTAACTCTTCTTCAACATGTCTATTCATAAATTTAGCAGTACCAAATAAACCTTTATATTCGCACCACGAAGCCATTGCTCTATAAATCTGAGAAGCTTCAAACTCCGCAGCAATATGAAAGTTAATACGATTCATAAGAATGTCAGACAATCTTTTCTCTCCTTTTTTAGAAGTAGTAGAACTAGCATTAACTTCCCCTGGTTTTTTTATAGTTGCCATTTATTTACTTTTTATTATTATTTTTATTCATTCTACTTATATTTTCTTGGGCTCGATTTCTACGTTCTGTTTCAATTTGTTTTCTTTCCTCAAGCCTAAGAGATTGCTCTTGTTTACTCTTTTGTAAATCTACTTTTTCTCGATCTAAACTTCCATCATCAGAACTTTCACGGATATAAGCTACTCGAAGCTCTGTTTCAGCTCTTCTTATAGAATCTTCTTCTTTAATATCTAATTCCCTCTCTTTTAAAGCATTCTGATTTTGAGCTATTAATTCTTGAGATTTCAATGCTTGCTGTTCTAATTGTTTTCTCATTAACTCAGTCTTTTCTAATTTCTGCTTTATTTCTGACATATTGTCACTAGTAATTATTTCTGCAATATCTAATAAACTAGCTCCGTTTTGTACAGCTGCTTGAGTAAGAGATTTCAATGATTCCAAATTGGTATTTTCTTTAGTAGAATCTGTTACAAAAACACCATGATCTGAATACAAAAAATCTTCACTAATATCTAACAGTACTCTTTCTGGTCCCGGTAAAACAAAATTAAGTTTTTTAACTTCAGAAACTCTCCAAGCATATTTTGCTACATTTAACAAATAATTAAAAAAATTCTTTTTTGCCTGAGTATGTCTCCAAAATAAATGTTCAGTAATATGTGAAGATTGTACTATTTCCTGTCTAACATTTCCGACCAAAGAACTTTGATGAATTTGTCCTTGTCTAGCTTTTGAAACACCAGACATTTCCCCAATCATTTCTTCGATTTTATTAAGTAATTCGATATATTCCCTTATTATATTTTGCATACTTAAATCAACTGAAGTAATTTGATTAAAACTAGCAGGTTTTCCTCCTTCTCTGCCAGGAATATCCCAACCTTCATCATAAGGATTTACAAAAACAACTCCCATAGAACTCAAATAATGCATCCACTGCATCACATCAATCCCTTGAGACTTAGGAATCTGAGTCATATCCATCAACAAAACTTTACCTTTATCCCTAGCTAAAGTTAACTCTAACCTATAAAATACAATAAGATACATATATTGTAAAGGCTTCATAATCATTGCCAAAGATTTACCCGAACTATTATTGTTACTATAGACTACTCCAGTATAAGGTAGCTTTTTAGCATTAGGGTTATCTATAGAAGTATATTGATATTCTAAAGGTTTTATACCTAAATATAAATCTTGTCCTACCCTATAACCTTCCCACAATTCAATTATCCAATCCCATTCTATATTATCACCTTCACTTTTCTTATAGGTTTCATCAACAATAGTAGAAATCATTTCTCCATTTTCATCGACAGTAGTAAGAAATCCTACTTTTTTAAAAGATTTCCACACAGTATGCCAAACTGGTAATAATAATCCTGTACTATGTTCTTCCTCGTTACCAACAAAAAATGAATTTAAATCTTTATATACTATATAATTTGTATTTATACTATCCCCAGAACCTGTTGGAATAGAAGACCCTTGTTGACTATTAACTTCCTCAAGAAGTTGATCTAAATCATCTTCGTCCATAATATCATAAAATCTATCATAAACAGCAGAAGGAGTCATCCTCATTCTTCGAATAACCCATTCCCCATCCTCAATATTTTTTAAGTCAGGGTCTCTATCATAGCTTACAGTTATAGGATTAACTCTTTCCCCAAAAGGTTCACCATTAACTATACCACTATAATAAATTTCTTCACCGGCTACAAGAGCATCTTCCCATCCTTTTAACAATTCATCTGAAAGATTCAGTTGTTCTTTCAAATATCTTAAAGAATTATAAGCAGTCCTTTCTGAAGGATTATAATATTTACTTTTTACATATCCTTGTATTTCAGAAAGTTCCTCCCTAAGTCTTTGTACTTCTTCTTCTGAATTTTCCTCAGATCCTAACAAAATATGAGATTCCAAAGTATCATATAAAAGACGCTTTTGTTCCTCCTCAGCATCTACAAAAGCAGATTCCCCTACTTGAAATACTAATAAATTAGTAGGACGTTTGGTTTCTTCCCCTATTAAAAGCTCTATTTTAGGACGAATAATATTAATGTCTTGAATAGTAGCAGGAAAACCATCTTCAACTTTATAAGGATCAACCACATATTTTAAATCTCTTTCATCAAACACACTGTTCATAAGATCATAACAGATCTTCATTTCAGAATGTCTGATAGAAAATCCTGCTTCTC